TTTTCGGCGGTTTCTAGTACTTTATCTAAACCTGGAAACTCTGGCATTCCAACTGTGGTAATCAACTTGCCTGTAACTGGATCTTTGGCAGTTGACATTTCCCAACCGTTGAACTTGGCATAGAAGTCATCTTGTACTAGGCTTTTTGCCATGCCCAAGATGTCTGTGCGGATTTCGTAACCGTTCTTGTTGAATTTAACTTCTGGTGCTTTTGGTGTTTCGAATACGTTTGACATAATAATCTCCTGTGTGTAATGTCTGTGTCTAGCAGCTACTTCTTTTTCGCTGTTAGTTTATTATATATGCTTAACAAGAAAAAAACAACTATTTTCTGATTCTGTTTATCCGTTCACGGATGATCTCTATCACGGGTTCTGCCAACACCACTTCATAATGGTTATAGTCAACATCAATCAGTTCCATGTCTGCATGGTGCCGCTGGCTTTGAATGCTGACCACTCCGTCGTTGGCCACAACTATGAAAGGACTGCGACCCTGCACAGTGACCACGTTGCACCAGGGATGCTGCACTTTGATCTTGGCCGCTTCCCGCATGGCCCAGCTGCTGGGACCAATATCACGCATGAGCCTACTGAATGGTAAAAAGTATTGAGCATAGTCTGCTACTTCAGCACCGCCATAGGGTGTGCTTAGTGTGACTGCACCCAATACCTGTGCAGGCAAGTGATGGCTGAGATGCAGTGCATATATACCACCTAGACTGTGCGCTATGAAAAAACACTGCTTGACTCCAGCCAAACTCTGCTGCATCGCTGCTAGATTGTGTTCAAATCCGTCACGACTGTCATAGTTTAGGTCTAGACCCTTGCCTAGTCTAGTTCTGATATGATTGAAGCTTTCGCTGGTGGCGTTGGCACCGTGTATATAAACCAATTGCATGTCGATATTTATCGGGTGCTGTAGAGCGTCAAGCCATAGTGATGGCAATAAAAGCCAACATAAAGATCAATACTGCGCCTACAATAGGTAGCACAATGTGTATGTGTTTGACAACTTCTTCTACTGGATCACGCTGGTCCATTGTACACAGCTTTAGATTCTGCTATACGACCTTGACGAGCAAGACTAGCTGCATAACGTGCTTGGCCAAATGCTTCTAAAAATGACCAAATTGCGTTGGTGATTGTTTTCATAGATAAGTTTCCTTTTGATAGTTAAACTGACGGATATAGTTTTCCAACTGTGCGGCATCGGTAATGCCTTTGTCTGCTAGATATGCATCTAGACTTGATTGATAGCTGCTACCTGGAAACATTTCACTCAAACGTTCTAGCATAGACTGCATCTTTTCTGATAGGTATTTCATTTTATTTCCTGTGTGTTTGTGTAGAACTCAGTGTTCCTACTAAGTATTTACCATGAGAAGTGTTACATCTTGATTAAATAGAACAAACAGTGTATAATATCAAATGATGTGTAGAGGGTAAATACTAGACTAGGAAAGGCACATGAAACTAAAAACAAGATCGATCCTGCAGGAATTAAATGAACTGGCAGAAATCCGCAATAAGGATGAACTGTTTGAGAGTCGTGCCACCAACATCATCAATTCAGCTATTAATCTGCTGGAAACGTTGAAAAAACACTACACAGCAGAACAAGCGGATGAACTAGAACGTAGACTGTTAAATGCCATACGTGGACAGGATCCTGCCAAATTCACACGGGGCATACGCAAGATCGCCGAATCCAAAAGAACCAAGAGACCGTTAAATGAATCAGAGTAAACTACTAGAAGGTGGCAATGTGTTCAAGGGTGCAGACAAGCAGCCCCTAACACAGCGCATTGCCACTGCAGATGTAGAAAGCACAGTGGACTACATCGAAAAGATCACAGGACTAGACTTTACCAAAGAGAAAGATCTAGACGACAAGAAGCCAGTGAAATGGCTGGGCACCACTGGACGCAAAGAAGATCCAGATGGCACATTTGAGCGCAACAGTTCGGGCGATCTGGACCTCAGTGTGGATGCCAATGAAGTAGACAAAAGAGCATTTGCTGACAAGTTGATTGCACAGTTTGGCAAAGAGAATATCAAACTAAGCGGCGACAACGTGCATTGGAAGGTGCCTATCAACGGTGATAGTGGCAACGGGTTCGTACAGGCAGACTTCATGTTCTCCGCCAATCCCAAATTTCAACAAGGATCAATGATCAGTGGCGGAGGAGAGTATCGTGGCGAACACCGCCACATCATACTAAGTTCCATAGCCAGAGCCAAGAATATGAAGTACAGTCCCAAGCATGGCATATTGAATCCACAAACAGATGAACTGCTGCCCAACGGCAATGATTGGAATCAAATTGCCAAAGAATTGCTGGGACAGACTGCTACAGTCAAGGACATTCGTTCAGTGGATGCTATACTTACGTATATTAAAAAACTGCCCAACTATGAAGAACTAGTCGCAGGTGCCAGAGAAACCTTGGGTCGTCAAGGCATAGAGCTGCCCAAGGCCAATCAAATAGAAAGCTACCAACCAGGTACTATAGGTTGGATGCGCCAACTCATAGAAATAGTAAAATGAGATTCTGGGAACTGTTATTAGAAGATGAAGCACCCCCTGCCAAGAAAGTTGGCAGAGAGTTCAACCACCTTGAAGATCTCGTGTTCACGGAAACCAATGGTGCTCAGCGTGCCATACAGATACTTAAAGACCTAGCCAAACCCGAAAGCAAGATATCTATCAAGTGGGACGGTAATCCTACCATATACTGGGGACGTGATGATGATGGCACATTCCGCATGGTAGGCAAGAACAACTGGGGACGTGAAGAAGGCAAAAGCAGTTCTCCAGATGAATTGAAATCATTTATCATGAGTCGCGGCAAAGGCGAGGACTGGCGTGAAAAGTTTGCTAGTGATATGGCAGCACTGTGGCCTGTGTTCGAAGCAGGCACCCCCAAAGATTTCCGAGGATACGTCTACGGTGACATGTTGTTTCACCCTGGCAAACCCTACGAAAGTGGTAATGGCAACATATCATTCACTCCCAACCAAACCACCTACGAAGTCAAGGCAGTCAGCGATATAGGTGTGAAGCTAGGCAAGAGCAAGATCGCAGTGGCCGCACACAAGCAGTTCAGCTACTGGGGAGACAAAACTGGTGAGGATCTAGACAGTGTGGACATGCTGAATGCCAACCCCAATCTTGTGGTGTTTGGCTTGACCTATGTCAGCTATCAACCTGCTGTGAACGCAGACAATCTAGGACGCATAGAATCCTTGGCTAAGAATCAACAGGCTATCAACAAGTTTCTAGCACCCGTGGCAGGCATGGGCTATTTACAGAGTGAACTCTATACCTTTGTCAACACTCAGAGCAAGGCCAAGCAGTTGGATAATCTCAGTGCAGAAGCTTTCATGCAGTTTCTACAAAAGACACCTGCTAAAGCACAGAAGATCGCAGCACATGTTCAAGCCAACCCAGGAGTCATTGACACCTTGTTTGAGTTGGTGCGAGAAATCATGGCAGCTAAAAATGAAGTCATCTCAGAACTAGATGCTGCCAAGGGTGACATATCTGCACACACAGGCGGCAAGCCAGGCGGCGAAGGCTATGTAGCAGGTGGATCTAAGCTGGTACCACGTGATCGCTGGACCCCATTCCGTTCAGAATAACTGCTAATTCAGCTGATTTTTTCAATCCAATATAAATACTTGCATAGGAATCAGGGTGATTCCTAATATTGCCGGCCTCTGAGCGAGGTCATTGATCAAGGAGAATTTATCATGGCAGACATTTCAACAGTAGCACAAATTTTTGACAACGCTGGTGCAGAAATCACAGCATCTCGCGTAGGTGCAAACGCATTCAAATTTGTTGATCCAGCATCACAGTTCAGCACACGTAAACTACGTTTTGTTAAAATCGTCAACGGTGCCGACTTAACAGCAGGTGATTTCACTACTACCAAAGCAAACACTAACAGCAACCTATCAAAAGCAGTTCGTTGCGCTCAGAACTATGGTGAGATCTTTGTAATTGGTACACCATCAGCAACTGGTTTGATCGTTGCTTATGCAGA